GGATCTTGCTTCATGGCCCACGGAGTTTTTCAACTCCATGGTTTCTCGTTTGTTGAGATTAGATTTCCAAGTATACACTTTGGCAGATATATCATCTGTTAAATGTGTTGGTATCTCATTGTTTCTCCAATTAGTGTAGACACCTTTCGGTGCTACAATAATTGCAGTATCTATTTTTCTGTGCCAATACAACCAAGCTATATTGTCAATGAGAACTTTTGATTTACCACACCCCATCTCCATGAAGTATGCAAAGTTTTCTTTGTTATAGCTCAGTTGTAATGCTTTCAACTGATGAGCATACGGCTCAGTTTTCAGTAGAAAGTCACCTTTATCTATTTCCATATACTTGCAACCTTATCTTTTTACCTGCCGAAGTATTATGGTTATACAACCTTTCGATATTCAAAATGAAATCGTTACGGCTGCCTTGATTTTTTAGCTTTGAAGAATGGCTCTCCAACCTTGCTAAGAATACTTTCCAAATAAAGGTAGAGTCTTTTAGTGCAGATATTATAGCACCAACAAAAGATCTTTTTTTATAATATGGAAAATATTCTCCGATCTGTTGGATCTTATCTGCCGTATCTTTTGCCCATTCTAAATCAGTAACTTTAAAATTTCCGTCCTTAAAATCTGCTAGATCTTCTGAAGAGTGCCACCCTTTACCATTCAACATGGAGATAGAATCTGATATGGAAAACTCATACTTCTGATGAAACCATTTCAATACTTCATAGTCCTTGTTACCAAGGGTCACATGACTATCAAGAAACTCTTGCATAGTCCATGCTCTTGCAGTTGAGTTCATCTTTCTTATATCCTGGATCACTAAACCTTCTTTTATCATGTAAGTTATTGGCATACCCAAGGACTTATATGCTTCAAGTCTGTGTTGACCCTCGCACACTTCCATTTTCTCATTAACTATTATCGGTATCTGAAAATCTTTCTTTGATATTTGATCCGATAATTTTTTTACATGAGCTTCAACAAGTTCACGATTACCTTTTATGTATTTGAATTGACTATAATCCGTAGTCGAATGAATTTTATTTTTATCTTTCTTATCGTCTTCCAATTTATATCCTCCGATTTTTTAAGTTTTCTTTGACCATTAAAGCAACTGTACTAGCAATAGTTCTGTTGTCTTCCTTGGCTATTCTCTTTATCTGCTCGTACACCGAAACACGGACATTTAAAGATTTGTAGCTTACGTCCTCATTATCGAGATCGTAAACTGCTTCGGCATCTTCACTAACTTTGTCTCTAGGAATGATGCCGTCAACATAATCTCCAACTTCATTGTCGATACTGTCTTCCCAGAGTCTCTTTGTACCTCCCATAATATCTCCTTTAATTAATGATTTGTACTTATATATACCTAATGTATGGGATCACATAAGTCAAGTAGTATATAAAACTTTTTTTCGTATAGTGTTTCTGTCATATTTTTTTGTCTATAAAAATTTTTTAAAAATAGGTGTAGCATCTGTAGCATCTGTAGCATGAAAAATAGTTTGTTGTTTTTATTAAGTTTTTTTATTTATTCTTGCTACACTTTGGTAACACTTGCTACACTTCAAAGCCGACCGCGTCATTTTTTTTCCTTTTTTTATTGATAAAATATGGGAGAAACACTACTATCTGCTCATGCCATTGACTAATCGACAAAAAACTTTTGCTAGACTTATTGTAGAGGGAACACATTCTAATTCTGAATGTGCTAGACAAGCAGGTTATTCTGAAGGTCAAGCAAGAAAGACTGCAAGTCTGCTCCTCAATGGTAAAGATTTTCCTCTGGTGGTTGAACACATCAAAGAACTCCGTGATAATTACGAAAGGAAATACGGAGTAACTTTGATGGGTCAGTTGAAAAGGTTTGCGAACCTTTCTAAGGGAGCCGAGGAGGCAGGTCAATATTCTGCGGCAGTCAATGCAGAAAAATATAGGTCTAACCTCGGTGGTCTTGCCGTTGATCGTAGGGAAACTAATGTAACTCATAACCTAGACAAACTCTCTCGTGAAGAAATCGTTGGTCGTCTTGCAGAAATAAGGAAGAATTACCCCTCTGCATTTGATGGAGAATATGAAGTAGTCGAAGAGAGTAACGGGGTGGGGACTCTCTCCGACTTGGGCAAATAGCAATTCCCGATATTGCTCCGTGCATTTCAAACATAGATTAAGTATCATTTAGAAGTCAACTCTTTCTTGATCGCTAATCCAATTAACATTGCATTTTGTGGAACAATAGCATTACCCAATGCTTTTAGTCTGTTGGCTCTATCGGGTTGGTTTGAGATAATTCTTGGGACTCCTCTAGGTTCGTGAAGCCAATAGGATACCCCATTAGCCACTCCGTCCAATCGCAATTGAGTCTCGCATCTCCCTCGATTTGATACATCTTTTGAGCAAGATCCATCTGTCTGCCCTTCTCCTCTCGGTTCTTGTAGTACTCGTTGTTGCCGTTGTAACTGTGTTTCTTCAATCCCGAATTTGGTGTTGGAAACTTCCACTCTTCCATTCGTGGTGGTCTCAAAGTCACTCCGTTCATCATAGCTTGTGCTTCTGCTTCCGTTAGTTCCCCTCTCTCCACTTTCTTTCTGAAGATCATTGTCTGTCCCTCCGAGGCGTGTCCAAAACCCTTGGTCGTGGGGGTCGGATACATCTCCATAGTCTTCGGATCGACTTGTTCCCTCAAGTTGCTCGGTCTCTTGCGACCCTTTCGGTGTCCCTCTTGCATCTTCTTGGTAGCCTCTGCACTCCTCGGTGGTAGGGAATCCATAGTTGTCGGGGTCGCCCAAGTTTCTACAGATGATCCACAATCTGTCTCGTTTGTGTCTCGCTCCGATTGCACTAGACGGAAGTACAAATGTCCTCGTGTGGTAGTTGATGCTTTCCATTGCAAACAATACCTCGTCAAGTCCCAATGAGAGGTGTCCATAAACATTTTCGAAAACACAATAAGTGGGTCTGATTTGTTTAATAAGTTTATGCAAGTACGGAAAGATGTGGCGAGGGTCTTCTGTGCCGAGCCTTTTGCCACTTGTTGAGAAGGGTTGGCATGGATATCCACTTGTGAGGATATCGGGTCTTTCTGAAATAAATCTTGTTGGGTCATCTGCGATCTCCTTTACATCATCATAGATTGGAACATTAGGAAAGTTCTTAGCAAGAACCTTCTGACAAAACTTTTCGGTATCACAAAAAGCGATAGGTTCGGATAACTTTGCCATGGAAAAACCCACGGCAAAGCCACCAATACCACTACATAAGTCTAGGTGTTTAAGCATTTTTTTCTCTTTCTAATTCTTCAAAATGTCTGAAAAGCATATCTAAACCTTGACAAGCACCTTGATATTCTGCTTTGGAGTGGGAATCATTTACCCACTCCTTTTCACTTTCTTTAATATCTGCTATTGCATTTTTTAATCGTTCTAATGTAATCATAATTCTGCCTCAAAACTACAATCGCCTTGCTCAAGTATGCAATTATAAATCTTTTTACCAAGACCTATTCTTGCATACCATTCCAAGTAATAACGAACACCCTCTTCAGTATGCTTTGTAGGGTGTGCTTTTTCATCTAGATACTCTACAAGTTTCTTATTATTATAACTTTCACGATTTTCAAAAAAGTCATCTAAGAGTTTTTTGTATTTACCCAAGTGTCTATCACACTCAAGAATACCTTTATGAACATCTTTTTTATTGTCCTCGTCAAAGTAATAACTTAAGAACCTTGCTTCTCCTTCCACTCCAAAGAAGTTTGCATCTTCACTCGATTGAATGGCAAACCAAAATTTGCCATGAATATCGCCATCATAATATCTACCCATTATTTTTCCTTTCTTTAAAATTATGCTCTTCTGAATTACGAAGAACTTCCTCAGTTCCATCTTTTTTGATCTCGGTTAGAAATACATCATCATAGCCTTTGAGAACCCAATTATAGAAATCCATCTGTGCTATTAAGAAGTTCTTGTAGTAGTTATCACAACCACCAACCCAAACTATGTATCTCCAACCACTCTTATGCTCTTGCTTAAAGTCTTGCACTATGCAAACTCCTTCCATACATTAAGTGCTTCTTCAAAGTCTAAAAAGTTCAAACACTTTGATGTTGGGTGTCTGTCCTTCAAGATCTTTTTCATAACCACATCTTGATTTTCGGTTTTGTATTTAAGTTTTCCAAAAGCAAACATTTCTTTTTTTGCTTCATCAAAGCAAATATACTTGCCCTTTAACTCTTTCTTTAGTTCTTTTCGATCAAGCCAATTGTATAATTCCTGGTGGCAATAATGCTCCAAGTCTAAGTCTGTGGAATAGGTTTTGCCATTATACTCCCAAGTCTCTTGACCGAATTTTTCAACGCACCATTTATCAATGTCTTGAAGTCTAAAACCACTTTCGGGAT